AATGCCTGAACAGACTGATAGGTAGTTCATGCAATCAACTCAGGCCAGATGTCAGCCCAAGATGAAGTACAGACCATCTTGCGTGTCACCGCCCCCCCGCTGGCTTGCTCTATCCTGACTGCCTCTGCTGCTGACATCTCACGCCTGCCGGTGAGGCACTGGTAGATGTATTGCTCGTTCATGCCGACCTTTTCTGCCAGTCGTCGGCGCTCATCTGGTGTGATTTGTGTGTGCATAGGCTGAAGAGTCTAGCAGGTTGCTATAGCCTAACCATCTAGGTGCAAACCCTATTAGGGTTTTTAGTTGCAAAATAACGCTTGACAGGTTCTAGCAATTCGCTAGAATTCATCGCATGGCAGGGAAATAGTTCACTGACCATCACGCCGAAAGGCCAAAGGAAACCAGATGACAACTTACACAGCAACCGTAGCATCTGATCTGTTTGACGCAGGTCGCACAGAAGATGGTACTCCTTTCATCGCAGAAGTCTATTACGTAATTTTAGAAAACGCAGCGGGTCGCCGCTTTCGTCACAATGCCACATTCAGCGGCGTAGAAGTTTTGGTTGACGATTACGAAGGCGGTACTTATTTTGTTGATCGCCGCGAGGAGGCAACAGCGAAAGCAGAGCGTTTAGCCGCCCGTGTTAACGCCGCTATCAAAGCAGGTCGCGGTGTTGATTTTGATCTTTGGGACGAAGTTGATCCAGCTTATGGCTCCGATGAGTACATCGGTCAAGGTACAGAAGCCAAACGCGCATACGCAGATCGTTTCGCAGCCTAACAAACTTACGGGGGCTACGGCCCCCAAAATTTCGGGGGGAAAGCGGATGCTGTGACAAGTAACTGTAGACGCTAAACGACAGTGGTAGCTATGGAAGCAAGACCACAGTCCACAGACGCAGCGAGTACCCCCACCCAACAAAACGAAAGCAAACCATGAAAAAACTCTACGATATCGCCCTAGCCACCGCCATTGGCGTAGCCCTCGCCGCAACCCTTGTCTACGGCTGGCCGCTATGACCAATCTAACCTATTTTTGTCAAGAGCCGCGCTCCATGCAAGAACTGCTGGATGAGGGATTTCAATCCCACACTGTGTACAACGCTGTGCGCCGTGGTGATCTCAAGAACGTCAATGCCACTGACGATTGGGGCCGCAAGAAATGTGGCCTTGGATCGTTTGTATCCACGTCACACCAACGTCCAAAATATGACGCCAGCAGTTTGATCTCTGCATGGGGTAGGTCGCTATGACCGACAAATGCCTAGCCCCACCCTGCCCAGACGGCATGGCCGAGTTCAACATCTTCATTGAAGGTGTTTGGCTGGTCTGCCACTTTGAGTATGAGCCAGCGGAACGTGCCTCTGCCTACGAACCTGCCATTGACGAACTGCTAATTTTATCTTCTGCCTACGTCCATGGCGTAGACATTGCCCATCTACTGCTAGAAAGCATTGCCGTAGAAATTGAACATTTAGCCCAAATCGAACTGGAGAACCAAGATGATTGAAAAACTGATTGCAGAGCTACGCGCTGCCAAAGACAACGAAGCCTCATACAAGGCCGAACGCATCCGGCTGGAGGGCTTGATTGAAAACCAATTTGTTAAGCCTGAAAGCGGCGAAGGCACCCACAATGACGAAGAATTCAAGGTGGTCTGGAAACTCAACCGCACCGTGGATACATCCAAGGTGCAAGACGCATGGGACAACCTGTCCAAGAACGCACAACGCGCATTTAGGTGGAAGGCAGAGGTAGACATTACCCACCTTCGTGCATTACAAGATTTGGACGCTATTGCCTACGCACAGGCAGCAATGTTCATCACTAGCAAACCTGCAAAACCCTCAATTGAACTGAAAGACTAACATGGCATTCAACTTAGCATCCATCTCCAAGACCCGCCGCATCCGTAGCCCCAAGATTGTCGTTGTCGGCCAAGGCAAGATTGGCAAGACCACCTTTGCAGCTATGGCACCCAACGCCATTGGCATCTTGACCGAAGACGGCGCTGACATGGTCAACGCCAACGCATTCCCGTTGGCTTCTAATCTCAGTGATGTCTACTCGGCTATTGACACACTGATCAATGAAGACCACGAGTTCCAGACCTTGTTTATTGACTCCCTTGACTGGCTTGAGCCTATGGTCCAAGACCATGTTTGCAAGCAGAACAATTGGAAGAACATTGAGCAGCCTGGCTTTGGCAAGGGCTACGTTGCCGCCGCCGAAGAATGGCGCAACCTGCTGTCTGGCTTGGAAGTCCTGCGCGAGGCCAAGGGCATGGGCATCATCTTGATTGCTCACGACAAAATCAAGCGCATTGAAGATCCGCTGACCGAAGGCTTTGATAGCCACGTTCTCAAGCTGCATGACCGCGCTGGTGCTTTAGTGTCCGAGTGGGCTGATGTCATTGGCTACGCTGGCTACCGCATCTTTACCAGCAAGACCGACGCTGGTTTTGGCAACAAGGAAACCAAGGCTACCACCACTGGTGAGCGCATCCTGCACGTTGAACCCCATCCAGCACATTGCGGTGGTAACCGCTTTGGCCTCCAGAATATACCGCTTGACTGGGCGGCATTCCAAGCTGCGCTAACTGTGGCGCAGTCTTGATCAACCAGTCCGTAACTCTTGAAAGAACCCAATGGCTCAATTTAACTTTGACGCATCTACCGTCGCCCCCCAAGCATCTACTGGCCCAGTACCGGCAGGAACCTACCTCACCCAGATCATTGAGTCTGACGTTGCACCGCTGAAATCTGGCAAGGGCAGTGGCCTCAAGCTGACCTTTGAAATCATTGACGGCCAGTACAAAGGTCGCCGTATTTGGGAGAACCTGAACATCCAGCATGAGAACGATGAAACCCAGCGCATTGCCCAGGCTCAACTGTCAGCGCTGTGCCATGCCGTGAACGTCATCAAGGTGCAGGACACCGCCGCGCTGCACCACAAGCCAGTCAACGTGCGAGTGGTGGTGCGTGAGGCACAGGGCCAGTATCAAGCAAGCAACAACATCAAAGGATACGAGTCTGCCGGTGGTCCGGTGCCTGTATTCTTGGAGCCAATCCAAGGCGCAGCGTTTACCTCCTATTCCACACCGGCACCCACACCCGCACCGGCTGCTGTGAGCAAAACACCCGCTTGGGCAAAGCGCAGCTAATCATGGCAGCACTTCCACCCGCAGTTGTGGACCCTGTGGCCGACGCCATCTTTGCCCATTACAAAGCAAAGTTTGGTGCCGAGCCACAGCGACCCTACCTTGGTGCCAGCGCAATCGGCAAGCCCTGCCTGCGCCAGCATTGGTATTCTTTCCGGTGGTCAAAGCCGCCAGAGTTCCCTGGCCGCATTCACCGAGTGTTTCAATCGGGCCACCTACAGGAGCCGCGCATCTATGCCGACCTGCAAGCCATTGGCTGCAATGTCTATGACGTTGACCCAAGCACCGGCAAACAGTTCAGTTGGAACGAGCCGCACACAAACGGGCACTTCCGAGGCAACGCCGACGGCATTGTTACCAACCTGCCACAGGCACCAAAGACGCCGCACATCTTGGAGATCAAGACCGCCAGCGACAAGATGTTTAAGGCCATGCAAAAGGATGGAGTGCAGAAGTCCAAACCAGAACACTACGCGCAGATGATGATCTATATGCATTGGTCCATTGCAGAATTTAAGCAAGATGGTTGCACCCGCGCCTTCTACATTGTCGTCAATAAGGACAATGACGACATTTACACGGAGCGCATTGAGTACAACAAGGCCGAAGCTGAAGCTATTGTTGACAAGGCCATCAAGATAATTGAGTCACCTGAACCGCCGGTGGGCATCAGTGCAGATCCGACTTGGTACGAGTGTAAGTTCTGCGACTATCACAGCATCTGCCACGGCACCGACGTACCCGCGCCAACCTGCCGGTCATGCGCTCACGCCACGCCGGAGATGGAAGGCGCTATGGCTCGCTGGAGTTGTGCATCGCGCCATCAGGACATCACCATTGACACCCAGCGCGTTGGCTGTGAGCGCCACCGCTACATCCCCATCTTGCTTGAGAAGTTTGCCCAGCCGGTGGATATGGTTGACACTGCCGTTGTGTACCAAATGTCTGACAAGCAGTTTGTGAACGGCGACCCAGGCGCTAACCGCACTTACCTGTCCAGCGCGGAGATCCATGCCTGTCAAGACAAGTCAGCGCTGACGGACATCATTGCAACATCGTTGCGCTTACAACATGAGGCGAAGTTTGTATGATCCTGCGCGACTATCAGGCTAGGGCAGTCAACAACCTGTTTGGCTGGTGGACAAAGCATCAGGAGGAGGCTGACATCCCCCTGCTGGTTCTGCCCACCGCCGCAGGCAAGTCGGTGATCTGCGCTGAGATTGTGCGCCAGATGTGGGAGCAATGGCCTGACTACCGCCCCCGTACTGTGGTGCTGGTGCCATCCAAAGAACTAGCAGAACAGAACGCCGCCAAGCTGACCGCGCTGTTGCCCGACGACATCCACGTCGGGTTTGTCAGCGCCAGCTTGGGAAAGAAGCAGCACCATGCCGACGTGATTGTTGCAACCATTGGCAGCATCCATAAGAGCGCCCACTTGTTGGGTGACATCAAGGTGGTGATCATTGATGAAGCCCATCTTGTCAGCACCAAGGCGTCTGACGCCGGTATGTACCGCACCTTCCTCGCCAAGCTGGCTGAGATCTGCCAGTTCCGCACGGTAGGCATGACGGCCACACCGTTCAGAGGCAATCAGGTCTGGCTAACCGACGGCGAAGAGCCGTTGTTTACCGGCATTGCGTCCCACGTCACCATGCGTGAGTTGCTTGACCAAAAGTTTATTGCCCCGCTGGTGCCGCCGATGGTGCAGATGCACACCCGCATTGACGCCAGCACCGTTGGCATCAGTAACGGCGACTACAAGGTCGGTGAACTGTCCGATGTGGTGGAAGGCTATTTGTCTGAGGTTGCCGCAGAGGCCAGCAAGCTGGCAGCCAACCGCCGCAAGTGGATTGCATTCACGCCAAGCGTTGCCAATGCTGAGAGCCTGGCCGACAAGTTGTGCGACCTTGGCATCAACAGCGAGGTGGTCTGTGGTGAAACACCGGCCCAAGACCGTGAGCAGCACATCCGCGACTTCCGGTCTGGTGAGATCCACTGCTTGGTTACCGTGCTGGCGCTGTCAGTTGGCTTTGATGTGCCAGACGTTGATTGCATCATTTGGTGCAGGCCAACCAAGTCGCCGGTGCTGTATGTCCAGGGCATGGGCCGTGGATGCCGCATTGCTGACGGCAAAGATGATTGCTTGGTGTTGGACTTTACTGACACTGTAGAGCGCCTTGGGCCGGTGGACATTATTAAGGGCCGAGCAAAGCGCACCGGAGGGCCACAAGAGGCACCGTTTAGCATTTGTCCTGAGTGCGGTGACCGCAACACTGCATCAGCCCTGATCTGCGCGTCCTGTGGCGCTGTGATCCGCGAGGAAGTGATTAAGCCGCAAGACGCTAAGGTGTCGTATGCCGCGCTGTTGTCTGCCCAGATGGTGGCAACTGTGACTTGGCACGATGTCAGCCGAGTGGAATACCGGCTGCATAGAAAGCCAGGCAAGCCGGACAGTTTGCGGGTTGACTACTACAACGGCCTGCTGCGAGTTGCATCAAGCTGGCAGTGTTTTGATCACGGTGGTTACGCTGAAAGCAAGGCCCACCAATGGTTTCAAACAGTCAAGCCCGACAATTACAACCATGCGCCAGGCACATCTGATCAGTTGATTGAATGGATTGAAACCGGTATGAAACTCAAAGAACCCACCCGCATTGCAACACGCCAAAACGGCAAATTTACGGAGATCACACAACATGAATTTAGTAGCGCTTACGGCCATCAAAACGCACTTGCAGAAGCAACTGAGTGATCTTGAGTACATCAAGATCAACTGCCTTACCTGTGAAAATTTACAGCGTAGAAGTTTTTGCAGCAAGTTTGAAGCAACGCCGCCAGATGACTGGTTGCATAAAAAAGTTGATTGTGAGCATTGGACTTGGGATACAATTCCATTCTAGCAATTTGCTAGACAACAAAACGTAAGGATCAAAATGATACGCCTGTACTTTTTCTACCGCCGCACTGGCCGCACCGTCGTCCAGTCCATCAAAGCTGCTTGGATGGCTTGGAGATGACATCCGAAGAAATCTATGACGCGGGGTATGCAATCCCCGTCTACAACGTCTCCCGCACTGAACGCTGGTGGCGCTACAAAGACAAGGTATTTGCTACACCAGTGGATGTAAAGACAAAAGAAATACAGGGGTTAACCGTACTTGAGGAGAAATATTTTGAACGATGATAAATCACTATGGGTTGCATTTGCGGCTGGCGTATGGACGCTGTTGGCCTTGCTGGGCGTCTTCAGCTTTGGCATGATGTGCATAGGCTACTGGTGGGCTAAGACATGAGCGCAGGACGAAAACCAAACCCGAAGCCCCCAGCACTAGAGAATGCTTGGTACAACGTGCTTGCACGGGCGCTAGGTACTTACGCATTCCCTGCGCCAAAGCCCAACAACGAGCCGCAACCACAAACTACATGGAGACATTTATTGTGACCGGCTTTACGAGCAAGCGCCGAATTGCGCTGGACAGACTGGATGATGATGACATCCAAATTTACGCACAGCCAACGCAGGAGCCGGTGGCATGGGCCATCTATGACAAGCGCGGAGGAAGTAAATCGTTGCATTGGCCTGAGAATCATTCGCCTAATGGGGATGCAACCAAGTTTGATGCAGTGCCTCTTGTGCCACAGCGCCCGTGGGTAGGGTTGGCAGCAGAAGACCGCCTGTGCGCTAAGTACATGCAAGACGCGCCCGATGGTATTGAGGCAGTGATTGACTACATCGAAGCCAAACTCAAGGAACTCAACACATGACCCCCGTACAAGCTTTGGAAATTATCAAACTGCTGTCGGCGCTTGAGTCGTGGTCGTTTTCGTATAGGGAGCGATTTCCCGACTACATGCTTGAAAAGATAGCTGCAACAATTGAAGTGCTGGAGAAGGAGGTGCTGAAATGAACGAACGAGACAAAGAGCTTGCAAAGCAGGCTTGGACAGAAAACGATTGGGATGGGCATGTTAAATGGAAAAAGTTTGCCGACCTCATCCGTGCCGACGAGCGCGAGGCTTGTGCGTTGATATGCGACGAACACGCCGATGACCCTGTTTATTGTGGCGCAGCAATCCGAGCAAGGGGGAACACATGACTGAACGAGAACTATTTTTAAAGGCTTTGAACAATGCTGTGTATTGGCAAAACTTGTGTGTGCATCTTTACGAGATTATTGAAATGCTGTGCTTGGACGCAGAAGACAAATTGAAGGGGGTAGCATGACTAGAGTAAGAGTCAGAAACTGGGCAGAAGAACGCAAAGCGCGGGAGTTACGCAAGCTGCTTAACGAGATCGACCCCCACCCCGTAAGCACACCGCCGCCACCTACGCCATCCCCGGCCATGAGCCTGTGGGAGCGCCCAGCGTACCGGCCAGAGCAAATGGGGTCTGTACGGCCAGGCGCAGACAGCCACCAACGGTACAAGAGCAGGGGGGTGTGATGGAAGAACGCTACTTTGCCGGTGGGCAGGAGTTCTTCTACCCCCACGCTGGCGACCCTAAGCCACCAGAAAACACCAAGGTGCTGCTGCTAACACATGGCGGCGTATGTACGACAGGAATCTGGCACCGTGACTGGTGTATCGGCTGGCTACCGCTACCTAAAAGAAACATGGAGAAAGAAGATGAACGACATACCTAACTTTGCCGCATGGTCAAACGCAAACCTTGCCAAGTTTGCCTTGGAAGCGTACCTAAAGATGCAGGAACAGCAGGACTACATCATGCAGCTTCAGGGCGACTTCAAGGATGCAATGGTCCAGTTACGCAAACTGACGGGTTCCCTGCCGGTCAATGATAAGAGCCTGCCGACGCGGAGGTAAGCCGTCCGTGTTTGGGATGCTGATATGAGTCCAGGCGTCAAACTCGCGGATGATCTGGTCAAACGGTAGCTGCGCGTCAATTAAAGCCCTGCAAACGGCGTCTGGCGTCATTCCTGGCACCCTAATGTCTGCCGCGCAGCCGAGGCGGTGTTGTGACCGGTCAGAACTGCCCACTGCGTCATTGACGGCCTTGGACCGAAAAGCGCTGTTCACCATCACGGGCTTGCCGCCCAGCGCAGTCTTGACCTGCTCCAGAAATTGCGCCAGTCGCTGGAGATTAGCAATCTCCTCTTGTTTTGGAGAATTGTCCAGCGTCCGGTGGTCGGTTACGGTTAGTTCTTCAAGGGTGAAGTG